CATCGCATCGAACTCGATGCCGGATCGGATCACATTGCCCGTTGGTAATTCGGTATTCAGCGTCAGCGGCAGGTGTTCGGCCTCCAGCAGTTGCAGCTGCAAGGGCACGACCAGTCCATCTTCGGGTCGGCGCGGGCGCAGGCGAATAAGACACTCGCCACCCTCGCACATCGCCCGAGCCGCCAGCGCTTGCAAGCCGTAAAAATCCGTTTGGCCGGTGGCGTCCGCTTCCTCTGTCCAGTCGCGCCAGAGCGCTTGCACTGCCACGCGGAAGGTTTCGTCCTGTGCTGTCGATTGCGGCTTGATGCCGGTACCGACGGCATTGGCGACGAAGGCTTCGATACCAGCATTCGCCCACGCGTTGCGGCGCACCAGATCCCGCGATTTCACGCGCAGTTCGTTGGAGGTCGCCAGCATCGCAGCCACCGCGCCGGGATTGCCGGGCATCCACGCCATTGCGCGCCGCCCACCGCCTGCAGCCTCATGGATGGGGGCCCCGCCGAACAGGGTGCGAATTTTCGTGACCCAGCTCATCAGAAGCCCTTCCTGGTTGTGACTCGGATCTGACGTGGCGCACCGGGCCACAAGCCGGTGGCGACCGCTTGCTCGAAGATGTCGCGCTTGACCACGTCAATGGCTGCTTTGAGCTCATCGACAGTGCGGTACTCGACCGTCTTGTCGCCAAAGGTCACGCGCTTTTCTCCCTTTGCCAAAGCGGTTTCG